TCCTCTTTCGTGCGCTCAGGAATGAGATAGAGCTTCAGGAACTCGTAAGTACGCTTGCCGTCTCTATATATATCGAGATAGAGACTGATATTGCCGTTCTGCAAAGGTTTCTGCCTGACCTTTATCGGCTCTTTGATTTTCTTTTCTTTCGCCATATATTGATGCGTTGAATATCTTTGTTTTTTGTTACTTTCGTTATCCGATTTTTCGGAGTAACAAAATGATAACGCAAATATAGCATATCCTTAGCATAATAACGACAGAAAACAAAATTTATTGTGTATGCGTCAGAAATCCCGATTTCAGAGTCTTTTGTGCTGATTAGATGCTGATACTATGCTGATAGAGTGCCACTCTTATTTGCGTTAGAAATCCGTTATTACTTGCCCACGCAGAATGTTTATTTTCCGACGCAAAAAGTAGTGAAACGCATGAAAATAGACGGTTTTTCTGGTCTCTAAGAGTAAATCAAATTTCGCAAAGTAACAAAATAGTAACAAAATTGATTAAAATGAACCGCACGACCGATTGACGATGCTCTCAGTCGTGCGGATTTCAACGCAACTGATGAAGCTATCATCAGCGGCACAAAGGTAGGCATTTTTTATTGAAACCGCAAAGAAAAAGCACCGAATTTCTCATTCCGATGCTTCTAATAACCTTAAACCTTAATACTATGGGTTACACAAATATCTTTTTGAGCCACTTCCAAAGCGGCTTTCTGAAATTATATCCGATGGACATGATGATCAGAGCGAGCGACCACGGAAACCATTTGATGCAAGTATGCTGCCACCATGTCAGCTCTTTCTCGATCTCCTTTTTCTCAATCAGGGTGACATATTCTGTTTTGGTCTTATACTCAGTCCTGACGCTATCATTCCTCTCTATCGGCTTTTGGAACTCCGCAGGGATTTCCTGAGGCTTCGTTTTCAGGTCGTGATATAGAGAACCGTCCTGATTGATGCGAGCATCTGAGGTCGCATAGTCATTTTCGAGGTGAGATACACTATCGAGAGTCGTGCGCTCCGATGTCTGAGGCAGTATATTTATATATAATGTATCGGTCTGATACACGATTTCCTTTTCAACCCTGACCTCGACATTCGCACTATCTTTCTGCTGAATGACGGTCGTATTCTGCTCGACCACTCGCCGCTGAGTGCAGCACCCCGATACTATAAAGAGCATCAAGACCAATACTGCACTCAGTACATAATCCAATAGACGTAAACGAAAAGAAAGTTTCATAAACTGAGATATTTGACTATTGCATCGGCATGAAGATTGACGATTTCCTGCTTCCCTCTCTCTGACATCAGGAATTCGACCTCTGCCTTATTGTCTTGAAATAGATTCTCTGTAAGGACGGCAGGGCAGTTGGTATCTCTGACGATAGCGAAATTGCCTACCCAATATCTGCACGATGGCACAGAACGATTCCCTTTGAGATTCCTCTTTGCCGCTTCATCATAGAGAGTCTGAGCGAGAATCTTGCTCTTTTGGCTCGCATTTGGAGCTATCCATCCGCTCCATCCGCTTGCATCATGCCAACGACCATCACTATTTGCTGCATTGATATGGATGGAGATTAGCATCACATTCTTTGAACCGAGTTTCGCACAGATAGCATTGACCCTACGGCAACGCTCTCTGAGTGATATATCTATTTCTTCGGTCACGATACGCTCTGCATCGAGACCTCTCTTTTTCAGCTCTGCAACCAATCGGGATGCAATATCTCTCGCCCAAGCATATTCTCTGAGCTTTCCATCAGGAGAGCATTTTCCCGATGTATTAGAGCCGTGTCCGTTATCAATCAGGATTTTCATTATATTTCTGTTTTTGGCGTTCATATTCTGCGAGCATCTCACGAGCAGCAGCAATCTGTTCCTCTGTGACACGACCGCCATTCTTCAACTCATCAAGAGTGACATCGAAATGCCTCTCAGTCTTATCGACCATGATTCTTTGTAGAGACTTCCAAAATCGGCTCTCATTTTCATCCCGACATGAGCTTTCGTTTTCAAGGATAGACCATGCTTGTTCAAAGCATATCGCCCCTGTGATGACGTAAGACAATGGAATCGATACATGAATGAATACCCAATGCTCAACGAGATATGCGAGCAGGATGAGCCATAATCGCTTCGGGATGGTCGATTTCACCACCTTGCCAAAAGCAAAGCTCGTGAACTTCGCTTTCTCCATCTTTGATTTCTCAGGATATTTCTTATGCACTCGCTTGTCGAGCTGATAAGCCGTCCAAGCATCATAGACGATGAAGATTATCGCCACAATAATCAGAGGGAAAGTCGGCTTGAACTCACCGATGAGCCAACCGATACCGCATCCCAATAGGCAAATTATTCCTTTCCAAAACTTATATATCAATTCCATGCCGAGCTGAATTTTGGTACAAAAATAATAAAAAAGATGCTTAATAAGCAACTTTTTTTATGGTGATATTTTCTGATTTTTTGTATAAGAGAGGCGGAAATCTGTTAATAACCGTCTCCCTCATTACAATTTAATCATGCAAAGTATAGCTCCAATCAATACCGAATACTATAAATTCAAATCCTGCATCGTTCAAGGTTGAATCATCTGCAACCCTAATTTCGACATAGCTTGAATCTCCATTGAAAACAACATTATACACATTTGCAAATACTGCATTACCTGCGCCTGTGCCATCCGTGCCTCCGAATCCGCATACCATAAAATGAGAACCCGATGGAATGTTACTTGTGCTGAATCCCATCCGATAGACACCTCCCGATACTCTTGATATACTCAATATCGAACTCATCGGAATATTATTCCACCAATGCCCTGTGAATTGTCCTTCGTGGGCTGAGTATCTTCCCTGACCTAAGATTAAGGCATATCGTCCTCTCACTCCGCTATCTGCCTTAAAGTCGGTTTGACTGAAACGTGATGTGATTTCCCATGAGCCTTTGATCGAGCCATCGGTTGATGGTTTTTGGAAACAGGTCGCCTCTAACACCTCCTGAGGTCTCAAAACCGCCTCATAGTTTGTGCTTATCGTAGTCATAGAACCTTCCTCATCCTCTGTGACTGAGAAATTCGTCAATGTTATACGATAATCTCCTTGCGAGAATGTTCCTGTATTGAATATTTTTACAACCTTGCCGATATGTTCAGTACCTGAATCGACCGAAATATAAGTTGTTTGCGAAACTCCTTGCAGATAGAAAATATTGTAATCTTCGAGATGTTCATGCCCTCCATATCCTGTTGACATCAGCAATGTTCCTCCAAGTCGAGCACTTCCATGAACTCCATCGAGGTACATCGCTCCGTTCTGAGATTCGAGACGATTATTCCTGAATATCCATCCTCCGATATTCGCTCCATTCGAGAAAAGAAAATCGAGATTCAATACACCATTCTGATAGAGTAATTTTGAACCGAGTTTCATTCCCCCTGTCAGGAGGTCGATATAACTCTGCCCGTCTGCACTCACTATCCTATCGGTCGTGATTCTTGCAGGGAGTATCTCTGTGAAACCATAGAGCGACACATAAGACCTCTGCTCATCGAGTTCTGAGTTCAGAACGCCGACTAACAGATGATAATATCCTGATACTCGCTCCATATCGATAGGAGTCTCAGAAAGCAGGAACTCGCCATTCTGAGATGCTGCCGTATCGACCTTTGCATAGAGATAGTATTTCTTGCTTCCATCTTCAAGACGAGCCGATACATAAGCGGTCATCTCCCATGTCTTATATTCATCAATAGAGTGTGATGACTTGATGGCATCGATGCCAAGTGTCATGTGTCTCAGGAATGAATGAGGCACAGAGAGCTGCTTATTGGCTGCATCATAGGTCACTTGGAATGATGAGTCGATAGTCGCAGAATCGATAGCGGTCACGAATTGGAATTGCAGCGACTCATCGCCAACGAGCATCGCCATAGTCTGAACGGTGACAGGATTCACGCTGCCTGAGAAATTATCAAAGGCATCCTCTAACATCGAGAGCGATTCCTGAGCATCTCTGAATCGTCTGCGAGTGAACTGCAACGCATCTTTGTGGTTTTCCTCGATGATGACCTCCTGAGAGTCAATCTCCCTGAGCTTCGAGGTGAGCGATTGCCCTGTGACATTATTCGAGATTTCGACCGTAGGCGAATAGGGAGAGGTGAGAAAATCCTTGATGCCTGTGATGCGAATATCCACACCATCAGGAACGAATTGCGTATCTGAGAAATGAACATAACCGCCGACAATCAGTTTGCCGCCGATATTTATCCAATTCCTCTTAGCATAGAGAGATTGCAGCGTACCTGTGAACGTGAACTTCTGATTCTCATTCTCCCACAGATGCCTGATAGCCTCTCTCATCATATCCCATGATGCGCCTTCTTTGGCTGCATTATCACAGATATATGACGGAGGCAGCATGATTCCGAATATAGCATAAGTATCATTCACAGCAGGAATGAATGTCGCATTCGGCATGGTCTGTCCGTCTATCTCCTGAGGCACAATCTCAAATCGTCTCTCAGAATGCTTATACTTGAACTCAAACTCTTTCTCTCCTGCAAGCATTCCCGACTGAAAGACGATGGTCGGAGTCTCGCCCTCGATGATATAGTCATTGATATTCAGGTCGGCAGGGATAGTGTTATCGATGAAGTCGTAGAAATTCTTTGCAGGCTTCACTGCGATTACCGATGTGACCTTTCCGATACGAGAGGGATAGTGTTCTGAGCAGTCAAGACTATCCTCTTTGACCGCATCAGAGATGACATCAGAACGCTCGATATAATAGCCATTCGCATCGCTCGTATAGATATGCCCTATATTCGCATTATAGCCTTGCTCATCGGAGAAATGAGTGCCATCATATCCCAACGACTGAGACTTAGGCAAAAGCAGCTCAGGTGAGCCATATTCCGAGCGGTCGATATTCCTATCTCCACCCTGCACATAGAGTCGCTTGATAGGCAGCTCATTCGATGGAGTTGTTCTGCCCACTCCTGGCATGAAGCCGTTTCCCTTTCCGTATGAAAGTGGGAGAGGGTCGCTCTTATAGTATTCGACCTTGTGGAGATGGATAGTCGTGCCGACAATCTCCCATTCAGTTTCAAAGGTCTCTGCTACCTGAGAGAGAGCCGAATCGATATTAGTATGATTGAATTCGATGGTCTTTTCATTGGCATCGATACACGTTCCGACACTCCACACTCCTGCGCCATCACGCTCATTCAGATTGGCGACAATCTCCGCAATGAATTCATGCGGCTTGGCGCACATCGAGTATTTGAGCCGCTTATCAACCGAGTTTCTCATCTTGTAGAGAGCCATATTATCCTGCCTCGTTCCCATATTCAGGGTGTACTCGATATGACGAGTGCCCTGTTTCTTGATATTCTGAGGTGCATTGAGGAAATATCTCTCTCCCATATAGTCACAATATGCCCCGACAGGAATCTCAACGTATCGAGGCAGCGAGAACTTCAAAACGAGCTGAGGTTTCGCCATCAGGGAACGATAACGGTAGCTGCTATCATTCGGCTGCACTTCGAGAGTGGTATTATTGAAATGTAGTATCATCTGCTTACTTTTTATAATTGAAATAGAATCGACCGAATATCCTCACACTCACATAATAGAGCAGAGCAATGAGGGTGAACCAAGTTAAGGCATACGGATTACGGCAATCTTTCTGAGATACTTTCAGCATCCTCAGAAATAGCATTTTATCCGCCTCTCTGCGCTTTTCTCCATCGCCGCCGATG